CGCGCCGGAACGGCAGGCGGGGACAGGGCGCCATTGGCGCAACAACGACATGAGAGCAAAGCCCGCGTCGGGACACCTGTCTGCCACAGGCAGGCGCGGGAATAACAATGACACCGGTCACGTGAGGAGAATCCAGCAGGAAACCTGCACGCGGCCGGTGTCAATCCAATTCTATCAGGAGAATCCAGCAAATGACAGACAAGGACAATATTTATCGCAATGGCGAGAACGGCGTGCAGCGCCAAACCACTCGCTATGACAACTTAGACGCACAGAGAGACGGCAAGTTCCCCGTCCGAGACAATGCTACGGGGCATCCAGTCGGTCCAGACGGAAAAACTGATTGGGCTCGCGTGATCCGAGAGAGCAATCAATCAGACAATGACCACTAAAGACCTTGTACTCGCGGCCATCACGGAATATTGGCGGGAGAATGCCATCCCGCCAACCATCCGCAACATACAGACGGCAACAGGCTTACGCTCTACATCAACAGTTAGATACTACTACCTGAAACTCGAAAACTACGGGGCAATCAAAAGAATAAAGGGCAAGCCTGTACCACTCTCAATCTACCAACTCATAAGGAGAAACCAGCAATGAACAGAAAAAATCGCAATATCGCAGAATGGGGATTTTACGGATTGATCGGCGGACTGCTAGGATACGCAGCCAGCCGGACTCTGGACTTTGTACAAAGCACACTTGCAGCCGACAAGCAAATTCTCGGATATCTCTACCTACTGGCAACAGGAATTGGCGCCGTCATCTGGCTATATGTCTATCTCGCCTACGCCGAAGGATCAAAACAGCGCGGCATTGCTTTCATCATGGGCATTGCAGACCTGATCGGAGAAATGGTCTTAGTCTATGCGGATACCGTCCGAGTCGCATCCGCAAACGGACAAATGCAAATGACAGCCCAGGAACAAAGCACCTTCATCAGCGCCAGCGTAGCGATCATCGGCGTGAACATCCTAGCCGGATACGCTTTCAAATTGTTCGACCCCAACGCCGAAGCCGAAGCCCACGCCAGAGACATGGCCGATGAAGTCAGGGATGCGGCAGTGAAGAAAATGAACACCCCCGCCGAGAAGCAGCGCATGGCAAACGAACTTGCACCCATCCTTGAAGCCGCCATGTTCGAGCAGGTATCACAGGAGATCAGGACGGCAGCCGGCCAATACGGACATGCGCCCATCGCCAACACCGTATTCGACCGCCGCACCGAACCACGAACCTATCAGACGGAAGTGCCAGCAGTCCCCTCCCCCACCCCACAGGAGGCGGGCAATCAGCCCAACCCTTTTCAGCCAGAGTAACCGCATTGACTCAAGGACTATGGATGCAGACCATCACCAGCAGGGACGGGAGCAAACGCAGAGCCTTCTGCCTGTCTTGCTTGAAGGAAGGAAAGGATTGGATCGGTGGAGAGTTGTGCAGCCACATGCTGGCAGCACAAGAGCCGGTAGCGCCGCAGTCAACTTTAGACCTGCCCACGCAGCAGCACCTGCCCGCGCCGGAACGGCAGGCGGGGGCGGGCAGACCTACCCGCACAAACGACGACCCATCTTGACCAAAGTTTGCGCCTGTGGATGTAGCGAGAAATTCAAGACCACATTCCCCGACAAGCTATATATTGACGGCGCACACAAACAAAAAGCATACCGAACGTTACGACACGCGCGGTAACAAAGGAGCAAACCAGCAATGAACGAACAAATCGAAACCTGCATCTGCCTGCACTACATAGGCGACAACGGCCCATGCCCCAGGCATGGAGACCCGCCGACCTGTCTGCGCCTGTGGCGCCAACGGCGCCATGCAGCGCACAGGCAGAAGGAAATAAGCCATGAAACGACTATCCAAAGCCGAAGCCAAACGCCTATTCGAATTCCGGCGCCGGACATCACGAGCGCCCAGGCTGGACGATGATCTCATTACACAGACCAGACTCCGCAGGTTGCTGCAAGTCGTCCGGCCACCTGTCTCTGCCTGTGCGGGGCACGCAGACAGGTGCGTGCGTGTACTTCGCACAGGCAGGAATAAGTTCGTCCGCTGGCTTCGCCGGATATTCAAATAAAAACGCTCTCGCGCGGTCGAAGCCGCGCGAGAGCACCATGAGCACAGGAGATTTTACCATGAGCCGCAAAGCGAAAAACGGTAATGAACAGATGGACGCAGAGATCGTCAGATGCTTTATTGACAATTTCGGGCGCGAAGCGACAACATCACAAGAACGCTTCGAAACAGCAAGCCAATGGTGCATGGGCAACTATGGATACCCAATCCAGATAGCGACCGAAAAGGGACTACTACCAATCGCCCTGATCATCGCCTGCCTGATAGACGTGGAACACCCTCTACTCGTCAGCCCAGGACGCGGTGTAATGTACTCAAGCACAGCCTGTGAAGTCATCATATTTCAGGCAATGCTACAAAAAACACCCCTGGACATCCCCGTAAAATATTCAGTCCACAAGAAGGCTGTGGAAAGAATAGAGCAACCCTAGAGTTATCCACAGGCAACAACAGTTAGGAGCAGATCGAATGATTCATTCCACACCGAAAGCCGACTTGTTCCTAAATGTTCACATGTGCCTTGTGGGAAGAATGGCAGAGTAACACGTACCGTAAAATAATTCTTTTCATTCTTTCCACATGCGCTACTGCTTACTACTAATAAAGGTGATCTTATGAATAAAATGATGTTGATGATTCTTACGCTCACACTCGGAACCATCGCTTGCATGACAACCGCTACGCACCTGTCTACCGTCACACAGGTAGAGCCAGGCGGAACGTTCACCATTGACGAAGGTGACCAGGTTCACTGTGCCGAGCCGATTTGCCAGCTCGCACCGACTAAAACGGCGATACCAGATCCAAAAGCCGAACCCGCAAGCGGCGCGGTCTATGAAATACCAACACCATCCAGGCTTTGCGCCACCGTCACCGCCATCCAATCCCTGCACTTACGGGCGCAGCCGAACGAACGCGCCGAAGTCATCGGATACCTTCGCAATGGGGAGCAGGTCAGAGTAATCACATTCGGGCAGTGGTGGAAGATCAGCACCAGAGCAGGCACCGGCTACGCCAACGCCAAATACTTGCAGATCACGGAGTGCAAATGAACACGCAAACAGACTGGAAAACCGTCGCAGTCATCCATAACCCGGAACGGCTGAAATTTTGGCAGGCCGTCCTAGGCGGAGATCGAGCACCGATCAAATCAATACTCACAATCAGCGTGCATGTTCCAGACGACAACGGAGGCACACGCCAGGCCGATGCTTACTTTCTGGACCTGAACGCCATCACGACAGAACAGCGGGAGAAACTCATCAGGTCTATTGCTAAGCGTTTTGTAATTCCAGTTGACGAAGTCGAAAGAGCAATAGACGATCAAGGCGTGCCAATCCTAGCCGAAGATGTGAGCGTGACATCGTCAGATCAAGGCTTGCTTTTCTCCGTGATCGACATAGATGATTTTGCAAGCGAAGAAGAACAGGACGAGCCATGATCAAACCCACTATCCATCCCGCCACCCCACGCAGGCTCAAAACCGAATTCAAACGGGCGCGCTGGAACTTCCAGGCACTTGCAAAGGCACTCGGCGTGAACGTGTACTACGTCCACCGGCTCATTCGCTACGGCGAGGAGCCAGCCAATCCCAACATCCGCAGGATGCTTTACTTGCCAAAGCACACACGCCTGCCTACCAGCACGCAGGCAGGCGGCGCAAATCAGCCCAAAAGGGAACCATTGCCCCCTCACGTCAAGTGGTGGAGATACACGCTCGATAAGAAAAACCGAAACAGGATCGTGGAAAGGCTATACCATCATGCAAAACATATCAACGCTCAGTGAACGCATCCTTGAAATCACCGGCCACACGTCCGACATCAACGAAGCACTCGACGAATTCGAGAACGTGAAGGAAGCCGTTGGCGAACTGTTCGATACTAATCAAGCATTGGCAATCCTGAATCGCCGGATGAGATTGACTCTCGACTTCGCAAGCCAGGCCATAGACATTGTGGAGCGGGACGCAGCGATGTTCATCACGCCGAAGGCGCGGGCATGGATAGAGAAATTCAGGGAGCAGCGCGAAAAGCTGGATCATACAATCGCACAATCAAAAGAAATCATAGAAAAGGAGCATAGCCATGCTAACCCAACTCATCAACCAAATGATTGACGACACCAAGCAGGGCAAACCGGCCAGGCGCAGACTGAAACAAGGCTTGCACGTTTCCATTCTGCAGAGACCTGCCTGCGCACCTGTCTGCGTGCCACGCACAGGCAGAGGCAGGCCCAACGCATACACACTCATCATTTCGCGCGACACCGTCTATCCATCAGAACAAGAATGGGAAACCGTACTCAAACACTGGCCTTACCATGTGGAAATCATCCAACCGAGTAAAATCGTGGATAGCGATCGGCGCATGGCACTCAACCTGTCTGCGCCTGCCTGTGTGACGGCAGACAGGTGCTCACAGGCAGAAGCCGACATTCCAACGGCGCGCACAATCCAAGGGCAGATGTTCTAGAAGGAGCAGACAATGTTGGAAGATTATATTTTTGTTGATGAAGATTTCAATGTGGTTCTAAAAGCGGGACTTCACGACGATGAAGTAGCAGAACAAAGTGCGCTGAGATTATCAAAGCAGTACATGAAGACAATCATTTGCTACAGACATATTGTCACTTGTGATACCTTTGATTTACAAGCCGCGCGCGACGCGCTCAAATAATTTTAGGAGTAATATCATGGCAGTCATCGAAGAACCCGACCTGTCTGCGCCTGTGGCGCCAACGGCGCCATGCAGCGCACAGGCAGAACAACCAATCACTGATCGGACGCGCGCCATCCTACAATCCATCGATAGCAAACTTGCCCAATTGCAGGATGTGAGCGAAGCCGTCAGAGAAATCCGGAAGCATTTGGAAACTGGCAACACGTGGAAAACTGCCGGCATCCGCGCACTAAATCAATTCCTGTCTCACGTTGATCCTAATTGGAAAAAGAACCACCAATGAACACACTTTTCGAGTTACCAACTGCCAACCCCAAACATCCCGCAAAATATACGGATGTGCTGTTGGGCGCATTTGTAAGAATGTTGGCTGATTCAACTTGCATTCTTGATCCATTCGGCGGAACTGGCAAAGTGTTTTTACTCAATCGCTGGTATCCACACGCTGAAATTCAGGCGACAGAGATCGAACCTGAATGGGCGGCAATCAATCCACGAACCACACGCGCCAATGCTCTGGCTTTGCCCTGGCAAGATAATTACTTTGACGCCGTTTGCACTTCGCCCACTTACGGAAACCGCATGGCGGATGAATTGCTTGATGGATATGACCGAATTACTTACACCGCAAAACTTGGTAGAAAATTGAATGCTGATAACTCGGGCAGTATGCAATGGGGCAAAGAGTATAGAGATTTCCACACCAAGGCGTGGCAGGAAGCCACAAGAGTTTTACGAATTGGCGGCGTGTTTGTCTTGAATATCAAAAACCATATCCGCAACGGGCAAGAGCAGTTTGTCGCCGAATGGCACATTGAAACAATTTTATCTCTTGGCTATGAAGTGGTTGAGCATTTGAAAATAAATACTCCATCAATGCGTTTTGGTCAGAATAGCGAAAAGCGTATTGAGTATGAAAGCGTAATCAAATTGTCTCTAAAGTCGAAGCGCCCAGGAGCAAAACGTGGAAATAAAAATCACCATTGAAACGTGGAATGGCAAATGGCGTTTTGAAATCGAAGATAAAGAATTTGGTGATCGTGTGCAATCTGGCGAACGCGAAACCTTTACAGCGTGTGCCGCTGATTGTCTCGCGTTCGTAGCCGAGAATGCCGCCCAACCCTTGCGTGCACCCGACTTAGGCTGGGTGTGCGGCGAATGCGAGTTTACTAATCTGGAAGTTGATACCGTTTGTCAGCTTTGTACGGCGTCCCGCCCCAAGCGGGTAATCTGATCCGTTAGACATCTGTGATACACTTGCGTCCAATAATCTAAGCTGCTTCTGCGCCACTAGCCTACCATAGGTAGGCAGGCCCAGAAGCAGACAAGGCGACTGCCTTCACCTGTCTGCGTGCAAACGGCACAGGCAGGCAACCAGCCGCGTGATGACCGATCATCGCGCGGCTGGTTTTTTTTACGGAGAAACCATTGAGCATCCACATCCCAATCCCGATCCCAATAATCCTATACGTTGACAATATCAACTTTTTACCACAGCCCGATCTAAGAATAGAACGCAGGAAATCAGCAATCAAACTCGAATTGAAAAGAGCCGAAGCCATAGAACTAATCGAAAACCTCAACAAACGCATCCAGAACGAACCCAACAACCAAGCTTTTCAAATCCTGTTCAACGGAAGGTTGTACGTATGATCGTCAAACTCCCGCCAGTTTATGACACAAGCCATTGGAAAGAAGTTCCAGACTTCGCACTGGTTTCTCCGAAACCAGTGCTAGTCATCACCAAAGCAACCGAAGCCGATGACTTCACAGATAGCACATTCCTAAAATACTTTGCCGACCTGAAACAGGACGGCATACTAAGAGGGGCATATCATTTCCATCGCAAATTCACAAACCCGATCACACAAGCAGAACATTTCGTAAAAACAATATCGCCAGTGCTCGAACCCAAAGACATTCTCGCACTCGACATCGAAGAAGGCGGAGAGACCGCCAACCAGATCATTGCATGGCTCGATTACGTGCAGGCACAATTTACAAATCTAATGCTCATCTATTCGAGAAAAAACATTCTCGATCCAATCACAATGACGGCCAGCCAGCAGGCACGACTAAAACAAGTTCCCACATGGCCGGCCGGCTACCCTTGGTTCCCCGACTTGTATCCGGCACCACCAGCGAGCTACATCCCCGATCAAACCAAATGGGGACCAGTATATCTATGGCAGTACACCAGCAATGGCATTGTCACAGGCATCAGCGGGAGCACAGACTGTAACTGGATTTCTCCCGCGTTCTATCAGATACTTTTCCCGCCCACACCGCCCCTGCCTGGGCAGACAGGAACCGGAAACGCATACCCGCCGCGCGTCATTCTCCAATACGAGAACGAGATCAAAGGCTACGTACCCGAATGATTTACCCACCGCGCGTCATCCTCCAATACCAAACCGAGAATAGAACCTATATTCCGGAAGTAGTAACAGACCCGCCCACAATCCCGCCACCACTCCCGCAACTATGGAGATACAAACACGACCCACAGCCATTCACGCGCTTGAACGTGCCCGAAGTCAATCCAATGTTCCCGAACCACTTCGTTGAATTCGGAGAAGCATGGCAAAGACTTGAACGCGCTCTCAACGGACAATTAGACAATCGCAAGTGGCGCGCACTCCACACCTACCAGCGCGCCTTCAACAATTACAACGGCTTCGACAAACCAGGAGATCCAAGAGCCGATTTTATAAACAGGATGGACGTCACAGCAGCAAAGCCAAAACAGGAAGCGCTCCTGTGTGGGGGAGCCATCTTCCCAGGCTATCCAGAAGGCGCGCTGTTGGTGATCGAGACCTTGAACTCCGAAGGACCCATCCCCACATACGAAAACCTGAAACCATGGCAATACTTCGATGCAGTCTCCATCGACGAAGATACGAACCACAATGGCATCATTAGGCGCTTCCCGCAAGGCGGAGGGGCGCGAGTCTTCATCCTGCTTCTTGCCAACCGAAACCGCTACCCAAAAATCACGGTCCCACTTGCGAACGTGGAAAAGCTGGACCTGTCTGCTGACGAGGCAGGCATGACAAAGCCACTACCAGATCCTTATAGGTATCCATAATGCTTGCATTGAGTTTATCGAAATGACCAACGGCACAGCAGCAGCAGTAATCGAGAAGATCGACGAAGCACTCAAAGACGACAAATTCGAAACGCGCCAGGGCTTACGATTCATGGCAACCGTGATGAAGGAAGCAATGGAGGTAATTGGCGACGTCGCAGAGACCAAAGGCACAACCAACACACGGATCGCGAACATGGAAAAGGCAATCAATGATTTTCTGATAGCGCAGACCAGCAAGGAAGAAAAGGCAGAAGCCGAACGCGGCAAATGGCGTTGGGCGATCATTTCACCAGGCATTGGCATAATCCTTATAGAGCTAATCAGATGGTTGTCAGGACCTGCCTCAGCCGCAGGCAGGTGACATGCCCAAAACCACGAAAGGACGCAAGGCCGGCGCGCAGCCAGGAAACAAAAATGCCGAAAAACACGGCTTCTATTCACGCCGGTTCACAACGGACGAGAGCAAGAGACTCGAGACACAAGACCGCTTCACGATTGAAAGCGAACTTGATTTACTCCGTGTCTGCATGGATAGACTTACAGAAGAATTGTCCTTCAATGCAGTCCACATAACCGACATGCAAGGAAATGAAACACGCGACAACCATTATTTGCAGCAATTGAACACACTTTCACTCATGACACAATCAATCTCGACCATGATCCGAACACACTACCTCACACGCGGCAAAGGCGGCACGCTAGAACAGGGCATCATGGAAGCATTGGAAGAACTACGTTTGGAATTAGGATTATGAAAAACTATCTACGAAACCGATTCTATCTTCGCGGTACGACCCGACTAGGATTGTTCAATACGATCTTAGCATTCATTTTCAACCGCGTACTAGTTCGCCACACAAACGACACAGGCAAAGTCATAAAGTGGTCGATCAAGCGCGGTACAGATTTTCCACCTGTCTGCGTCGCGCCGTGCCTGCGCCGCAGCGCGGCAGGCAGGAACGCGACAGGCAGGCCCAAATCATGAGCACGATCAAACAGACGATCAAGCACATCGCAAAGAACTTCGCTTCCTTCACCGAACGCGGCGGAGGCATCACCATGCGGAGCTATCAACTCGCGCCGGCCAAAGCAATCATTGATTCGGTCATCCACAAAAAGGGACTCACGTTCGTCGTCATCATGTCACGCCAGGCAGGAAAGGACGAACTACTCGCAAACCTTCTGGCTTACCTGTGCAATCTGTACGCACATCGAGAAGTAGGGATCGTCGTCGCCAACCCAACCTACAAGCCACAGACGGTCAATGCAATCATGCGCTTCGAGAAACGACTCTCAACAAACCTGCTTACTAAAATGTTCTGGTCCAAACGCTCCGACTTCATGCGCATGATCGGAAACGCCATCGTCAGTTTCCTATCAGGAGACGGCAGCGCCAACGTTGTAGGAGCAACAGCCTCACTCGCACTCTTCATCAACGAAGCCCAGGACATCGAGCCGGGCATATACGACAAGCGTTTCGTGCCAATGGCCGCCAGCACGAACGCCACCAGAGTCATCACCGGAGTCACATGGACAAGCAAGACACTGCTAGCAAGGGAGATGAGAGCAGCCCTCGAACTCGAAAAGCAGGACGGGATCAAGCGCGTGTTTATCTACAATGCCGACCAGGTCCGCAAGATCGTACCCGCATACGGAACATTCATCGACAACGAAGTCAAAAAACTAGGCCGGCAGCATCCACTCGTAAAGACGCAATACTTTTGCGAAGAGATCGACGAACTGACCGGCATGTTCAACGCCGCGCGCCGGGCGTTGATGATTGGTGATCGGCCATCGCAAGAAACGCCGATACCAGGAAACATCTACGCCATCACAATAGACGTTGGCGGACAGGACGAAGCACTCCTGAATCTCGACGGCATGGGCAATCCAGGCAGGGACTACGTAACAGTAGACATCATCGACATTGATTTATCTTCACTCGAAATACTGCAAGCACCAACCTACCGCACGGTAAAACGTTTCGCATGGCAGGGAGAGAACCACGTCACCATATTTGGAAAAATATCCGCATTGGTTGACTCATGGCACGTTCAATACATCATCGAAGATGCAACCGGAGTAGGGGAGGGGTTGTGGGGGATGCTTTTCAAGAAGTATCCAACCAAAACCATCCCCGTCAAATTCACACAGCAGACCAAGAGCGAGATCGGATATACATTCATCGGCATAATCGAAACCGGCCGGTTTAGAGATTGCGCGCCAAGCGTGATCGTTGATGAACAATACGCCAACTGCGAAAGCGAAATCCTGATCGGGCCAGCCAAGACCATGCGTTGGGGCGTGAAGGACGGCACGCGTAACTCAAGCGGACAACTTATCCACGACGACCACATCACAGCCGACGCCATGACAGCCGAACTCGACAAACTCGAATGGTACGTGCCGTCAGAAACAACCATCATCGAGCCGGAGCAGGACGTTTTGCAGGAGATGAGCAATGCCTATTGAAATCGACAAATCAGACTTGTTGAAGATATTGGACACATTGAAAGGGAATGAAGAATTTCACACCAACCGCGACCGTATGAACGGCGCCCTACATCTTGCAAAAGAAGTGCGGTATTCCCCTTTGACATCTGAAACCATCGCCGCACGTGAACGATTAGAAAAACTATTAGCAGGGAAAACATAATGCCTATTGATGGTCACGACTACAATTCTTGTCGAAAGCATGGAGAGTAAATCATGCCTACTAATCAAAAGTCTACAGCCAACCGTCCCCCGTCAAAGAAACAACTCGAAGCCAGGATCGTGATGCTCAACGACGCGCTCGAGGCGTCACTCTCACTCAGCCCCGAACGTGATAACAACTTCTTCACAGGCGGAATGTCCAACCTGTACGAAGGCCGGACATCATGGGACCGCAAAAAGATTTTCGGAGAGTCCTTGCGCGCGTGGAGAGTCAATCCCATCGCACGCAGGATCGTCAGACTAATGACATCCTTCATCATCGGCAAAGGCATTACCATCACCAGTCCCCACGAAGGCACAAACAAATTCATTCAGGAATGGATAAAGGCAAACAAACTCAAACGAAACCTGAAACGCTGGAAGGATGAAGATACCAGGACAGGTAATCTATTCCCACTTTTCAACGTTGACCAGACCGGCATGTCCATCATTCGCATGGTGCCAGCAGAACAGATCGAAGAAATCCAGACCAAACAGAACGACATCGAGCAGGAGACCGGCTTCACGCGCGACGCCGTAGGCCAGGACAAATGGGAAGCCTACCAACCAGATAAAGACCAGCAATTGTTCATGCTTCACTTCGCATCCAACCAGCCAGTAGGTTCACCATGGGGCGAAGCCGATTTATCTCCGCTTCTCGTATGGATAGGACGTTTCTCATCGTGGCTCGAAGATCGAGTCAGACTCAATCGCTTCCGTACAGTGTTTATGTACGTCATCACCGGAACATACGCCAGCGAAGCCGAAAGAAGCGCACGCGAAAAAGAACTCAGAGCCAATCCACCACAATCCGGCAGCCTACTTGTAATGAACACAAACAACGGCGAAAAATGGGGCGTCATGGCCGCACAACTGGACGCGTTTGATGCTTCGATGGACGGGACGGCCATCAAAAGAATGATCGTAAGCGGGATCGGATTCCCCATGCACTGGCTCGCAGAACCGGAAGGCTCAACACGCACGACCGCCGAAGCAGCCGGCACGCCAACATTCCGAACACTCGAAGAAACGCAGAACGACTTCTTCGAGATGATCATCGACATGGCGCGCGTCGCGCTCGAAGTCAGATCTCACATCGACAAGAGCGTCGATGCTGAAGCAGAGATCAAAGTCACCGGACCCGACATCACGGAGCGGGACAATGCCACGCTCGCACTCGCACTCGGACGGGCATACCCGCAGCTTGCCGACCTGTTCGACAGGGAAGGCATAAACGATGCTGAGTTCCTACGGCTCATCTACAAGATGTTCGCCGAAGTGTGGGAACCCCGCGAGTCGCGGGGCGGGGGCAAGACTATGCCGAAGATCAAACGCAAACCATTGACGGCGCCAGGAGCCGGCCAAGCAGCCGCACCAAACCCCGGCGCAGACGAGACCGACCCCAAAGAAGAAGGAACCGAGGAGTAAATCATGCCAGGCACACGCAGGCTAACACCATTACGCGGCATCGGCATCCGCTATATCACCATCGGCGGACGCAGAGTCGGAAGCGCGCCCCGGCCTCCTGTCATCGGTCGCCCATCTATCCAATGGGCATCCTGTGTCTTCAAAATGCAGGAACCGAAAGAACCAACAGAGCCGGTGTTCGCAGAAGAATATATTCCGCACACTCTTGCGGATATAGTCGAAGTGCAATTTGTAAATTTCAACGATCCGTGTGACTAACCTGTCTGCGTGCGTTGCACGCACAGGCAGAAGGAGAAACCATGCCAACCAAAACCAAACCCATGCCCATTCTTCGCTCCCTACCAGTCCATGAAAAGCTGGACTTGCCATCGCGCGCCGAGATGCTCCCGAAGATCGAGAGCGGAGAGATCGACCATCTCGATTTCCCTGCGCGGGTATATGGCACCGGCAAGAACCGCAATCCCTACGTGTTCAAGGACGAAGACTTACACAGCTTCGCGGACAGCTTCGAAGGCCAGCCCTTCCTCCGCAATCACAACACTTGGGACATAGACGCGCGCGACGGAACGATCATCGACTCGAGTCTGGAAGGCCAGGCATTCAAGCAGACCATCCGGCTTACCACTCGCCGCGGAATGACCGACTTCATCGAAGGCAAGATCGACCGCTTCTCAATAGGCTGGTTCTATGACGGCGTGATGTGCTCGATATGTAAGCAATCATGGTTTTCATCCGAATGCAGACACAACCCAGGACAAACCTACAAGGTCGAAGGCAAAGACACAATGGCCATGCTGATTTTCATCAATCCAAAAGGCAAAGAGACCAGCGCGGTCAACACGCCAGCAGTCGAAGGGACGGGGATAGACGAACTCAGTCAGAGGGAATTACAGGAATTCAAACTTGAAGTAATCGGCGATCAACCAGCCGTTACCCATGGCGCCAAAGGCGCCATAAAACCCGCCGGGTCGAGCCTGCCTGTGCGTGATCTACCTGTGCCGTTGGCACGGCAGACAGGACGCACGCAGACAGGCCCGTCGAGACCCTTGACCAAAGGAGGTCAAACCATGAAAAGGAAAGTGAAAGTGATCAATCCCGAAACTCAGGAAGTATCCGAGGTCGAGGGCGAGATCGTCGATGGCGCTGTTAGCGCCACAGGATCGACTCTGCAAGAACAGCAGATCGAAGCCAACCGCCAGGCAGCCGCGCAACTGCTCGGAGAGACCGAACGAATGAACGAGTTCGAAGCCCAACTGGCCGAGAGCAACGCCGTCCTCGTAGCGCAATGCGAATTCCTGCTTACAAGCGGACTCGCATCATCCAGACTGCCCGAAATCGTGCAGAAGCGCATCCGCAAGGGCTTCGAAGGCCACGCGTTCAAAGCAACCGAACTGACCGAAGCCATCAGCGAAGCGCGCACAGAACTTGCCGCGCTCTCGAACGGCGACAACATCCAGGGACCAGGCCGGCAGATGTACGGGATTGTGGATAGCAAGGATCAATTCCGGCTGGCCGTCGAAGATATGTTCGGAATGGAACGCATCCCCTCAGAAGCCAATATCAAAGTCCACAAACTGCAAGGCATCCAGGACGCATACTTGAAAGCGACCGGCGACATGGATTTCATGGGAGGCTACTTCCCTGAATTCGCACTCGTGACCGCCAACTTCCCATCCATCGTGGCGAACGTCATGAACAAGATGCTGATCAACGCATGGAAGGACTTCGAGGACGTGTATGGATGGTGGAAGAAGATCGTCACCGTCGAACACTTCACGAACCTAAACCAGGTGACGTGGGTCCGCACCGGCACGATCGCAAGCCTACCAACCGTCGCGGAACGTGGAGAATACACCGAACTCCCCATCGGAGACAACAAAGAAACATCGGATTGGGCGAAGTACGGCGGATATGTCCCGTTGACCATCGAGGCAGTCCTTCGTGATGACTTGCGAGCCTTTACCCGCATGCCGCGCGAAGCAGCCTTAGCAGGTATCCGCAATATCTCGGAGCAGGTTGCAGCCATCTTCACACAGGCAGCCGGAGCAGGTCCAACCATGAACGACGGCGGCGCCTTGTTCAACTCAACCGCACAGACCACTGCAGGCGGACACGTCAATCTTTTGACGACCGCCCTCGGCACGGACTACACCGCATGGAACGCGGTCGCCACAGCCATCTATAAGAAAAAGCTGATGGTCAAGAACGCAGCCGGGTACTACGGCACAGGCAAACCACAAGGACTCAAGCCCTCCATCTGCCTTGTCCCTGCTGATCTGATCGCAGCAGCCGAAGCCCTGTTCGTGCCCCGTTGGGAGGCGCCCGCACAGAACGTGCCGGCTACCGCAAGCGTGCGTTGGGGCGGACGCGTGGACCCTGTTGCAGTCCCTGAATGGACGGACGCAACCGATTGGGCGGCAGCGATCGACCCCAAACTGCGCCCAGGCGTAATGATCGGAGAAATCTTCGGCGTAGTGCCGCAGATATTCAGCGCATCGAGCGAGATCGACCCCGCCATGTTCGCCAATGACGAGAGCCGGATCAAGGTCAGACAATTCCTGACCGTTGGCGTAGCCGACGACCTGCCCTTGCACAAGAGCAACGTGTCGTAAAAGACAGAAGACCGATGACCGACCTGCCTGTGCGTGTCCGCACGCAGACAGGTGATGATTTGCTAAGCAAATCATCTCCTGTCTTCCGTCTCCTGTCCAAATCGTATTCACCCCGGACGGACTCATGCTTCCTGCTTGCGCCTGCCTGTGTGACGGCAGACAGGTGATCGCAGGCAAGTCGCAGCCCGTCCGGGGATCAAGTCCAACCCATAAGGAGTAAACATCATGGGATACGTTCACGATACCGCAATGAGCCAGTTCATCCCGCCCACCGCAATGATGGGCGTGACCGGCACCTTCACACAAGCAGCCGGAGCAGTCACCGGCACAATCGCCTTTCACAGGGCAGCAACCGCACAAACCAGCGTGATAACCATTCCAATCACCCTGCCATCAAATAGCGTAGGACTGAAAGGAGCCTACCTGAAAAGCATCGAAGTAGACTATGAGAATCTACTTGCCGCAGCCACTTCGGTAACATTCGCGCTCAACAAGGTCACGCGCGGAGCGGACACAGCCGTCGCAGTTGTTTCTTCCGTCACGGTCACACAGAGTCTGACCGCAGCATCAGGCGCAGAAACACAGGACCAGCACAAATGCACGGTCACGCTCACAACCCCGGAATGGATCGACAACGATGTCTACTATCTGTTGACCATGACCATCGTGGCAGGCGCAACGGTCACCAATGACGTGCTCGCCGCAGTCGCAAACTACACTTTGAGATTGTAGGTGTGACATGGGATACGTTCAAGACACCCACATGAGCCAGTACATCCCGCCGACCTTGTTCCACTGCGTAACCGGAACATGGACGAACGCGGCGGGAGCCGTCACAGGAACAATCGCGAAACACGTCGCCGCAGCCGATCAAACAGCCGTGGTCAACATCCCGATCCTGCTACCGTCCAACTCAAACGCGCTCAAAGGCGCATATCTCAAGTCCATCGAAGTTGACTTCGAGATACTCATCGCAGCATGTGACGCCGTGGATGCAGTGATCAACAAAGTCACACGCGGCGCAGATACAGCCGTTGCAGCTGTGGCAGCACAAACATTCACCTACGACGCCGGCCACGACACCGCAGCCGAACGCGACGACCTCGACCAACACCTGATGACGCTCACACTCGATACGCCAATCTGGATCGACAACGACGTATACGTTCTCGTCGAGCTCACGCTCGATCAAGCACTTACCACAACCATTGACCTGTTGGGCGCAGTCGCCAATTTCGATTTGAAAGTGTAGGTGCAGAGATGTTTTCACTCGCGAACACATACGCCAAACTCAAAAAGACGACCATCATTGCCTATGACCTGAAAGAAGATGGAACCATCGTCTTTGTCGTAGAAGCAGGCGGAAAGTACAAGATGACCAAAGAAGAACTCGAAAAAGCCATCAGAGACCTGACGCCTGACCTGCCTACCAGCACCTGTCTGCCGTCACACAGGCAGGCGCAGGCAGGCGAAAGCCCATTCGAGTACATCGAAAAGGCCGTCGAAGACCTGCCTACCGAACCGCACTTGCCTGCACTGCAAGCAGGGGCAGGAATAACACCACAACCAAAAAGGAGAAAGACAAGATCATGATCCCCCCATTCGTTTACTCACTCGCATTCTGGCAAGCACTCGCATACGTCGCAGCCGCACTCGTCGCCTACTTCACGGACTATAAACTCGAAGCAGGCGTGTTACTCGTGCTCGTGCTCGCATTCCTGAAACTGTTCGGCATTGTGCCCGAACTCAGAGCAAAAGGCCGGATACGATAGTGTCGCATCGCGCCATCAGCGTGACAAGCCAGAACTAGCAGCCCCGTTATCTAAATTAACGGGCCCAAATTTCAACGCAGCGGAGGGAGTAGACATAAGATACCCCTCCGCTGTCCTGGCCCTTCCTAGAGCCAAATACGGCAATCAGGATAAATCCATGCCCAACCCACTGACCGCCCCCTTCGGTGAAATGCAGATCACAGGGAAATCCCTGCTGACCCATATCTCATTCCACTACAACATCAACCCAGAGATCGTCACCGCAGCCGGAGCCAACGGCGGGACCGTTGAACAGGCCGCCAGCGCCGCACTCCTCAAGACAGGGACAAACCCGAACGGAAGCGCGCTCATACGATCCAGACTCCCGGCACGCTACATCAGCGGCCAGGGATTACAAGCCATCTTCTCCGCACAGTTCGGAGAACCGCAGCCAGGCAACATTCAAGAAGCCGGCTACGGAAACACAGAAGATGGTTTCTTCTTCGAATACAACGGAGAGACCTTCGGGATCAATCGCAGATCATCGGCCAGCGGCCTGCCTGGGCAGACAGGCGAAATCGTAAACCACAGAAAGCCGCTCGCACAATGGTCACAAAACAGAAATTTCGAATTCAATCCGCTCCTGTTCAACATCTACGCCATCACCTTTCAATGGCTCGGAGCCGGTGAGATCGTATTCCACGTCGAAAGCCCGCATTCGGGCGTGCTCGTGCCGGTCCATGAAATCAAATACGCAAACAGCGCGCAGATCGCAAGCATCCTGAATCCATCCCTTCCACTTTGGGCGCGCACCCTCAACAACGGAAACATCATCGACACCACGCTCAAGATCGGAAACGCCGCGGCCTACGCATTCGGCGCGCGTGAAGTCGTAGGCCCAAGACACGCAGCAAGAGCCGCATTAGCCTATACACTCGGAGCAGAACGTCTCATACTCGCAATCGAAAACATGACCGACGTTTTCGGCGGAGCCGGAAATAACCGCTCAACTCTCCAAGCCGACAAATTCGGATATTCCACAGAAGGAGCAAAGCCGGTCACATTCCGAGTCTACCGATGCACGATCAGCGGCGGAGCAAACGCCGCCATCGATGCTAATACATCCATAGCCAAACAATACACCGGCACACCAACACTATCCAATCCGAAATTCTGGTACGCCATCGAAGCAGCCAAAGCCGACCACGATTTCATTACACTCCCCGACGCAGCAATACCACCGGGAGAAGCAATAGCCGTCACCGTGGAATCAGTCACCAATAGCGACGTTACCGCTTCGCTCAGTTGGAAAGAGTTTATCTAATGCCGCGCAGGATCATCTATATCAAGAACCCATCCCAAGGCTCGCACTTCCGAAACATAGGCGGAAGCAGCGGAGGTGGCGGAGGTGGTGGAAGCACACCAAGCAGCCCAAGCCAGCCATCAGGCGGCAACCTGCCTACCAGCTCGCAGGCAGGCATTCCCGAATGGAACGGGACCGAATGGACAAATCTACCCGCGCCATCACAACCAGGAACCGGATGGAATTTGCCAACAGGTGAGAACTACGGAGGTTGGGCAAACTTCGGCGATCCATTACAGGCACAGGAAGAAGGATCATCCAACCCATACGCAGGGCTCGACTTCGGAACTCTCCCAGGCTATGGAGTAGGACCGTATCAGGCGCCCACATTCGAAGCATTCGTACCGTCTGAGACATTATGGGGAATGATCTATGACATCGCTACCGGCGTAGACCCATACACAGGTGACTATCAACCAGGACTCAACGCACCAGGAACCCTAATATTCAAACCGTTCGGCTACAACCTGGATTATGAAGAAATGGCAACAGGCCGAAGCCATCAAGCAGAAACCAGATACAAAGGCGAATACCACTTCGGCGGACGGCCAGCAAACGCAGGCAAGCGCCCATGGTTTCTAAACACCAGCAGAGACAGCCTTGGGATTTTCAAGTCACCATTCCGGCGCAAGAAATAACGGAGACACACCATGTCCGACTCACTGACCACCCTCATAACCAAAGTCCAGAACATTCTCGGAGACGCCAACGGGACCTACTTCACAAGCGCCATCACCACAGCCGGAATCCGCCAGGCACTAAGCGAATGGAACTTGCGCGCGCCGGTGCATGCCGCCGTGACCATCACAGGTATCAACGATCAATACGAATACGAACTCACAGACGAGGACGCAAACTCATGCGAGATATTGGACGTGCTCCAACAGGGAGACAACAACAACGAACTCGACACCTCGCTCTCGTTTGACCAGTACATAGAAGATGAGCGTGTATTCTTCCGACTCCGCTCCCCCGTCACCACCAGTGACACGCTCATCGTCAGGTACACCGTCTATCACACCATCAACGGGCTGGATTCGGCAGTCGAGAGCACATTGCTCGCCAAGGATGATCAAGCAATGGTAGACGGCGGAGCATTCTTCTCCATCGTCACACGCGCGACCGCGCGGGTAGAGACGATCAACCTCTCACAAGACCAGTCGGACAACTATCGGGAGATAGCCGGAATGTTCGCCCAGGCATTCAGCCTACGACTCGCACAAGCAGCCAGATACAGGAAAGCGCCGGTCGGAGAACCAGACACGCGCGCATGGAATGACCAGTATCACAATTGGGGACAGTAGGAAATGCCGAGAACACTTCCGGCCGCGTTGACAACCGTGATGGATGCAGGAGCCTATGAGCCATATATCCGCGTCGTCGTCAACAATAGCGCAGTGGACGCAGGAGCGGATACAGTCCAACCACTTGCATACAGGCTTGAAGCACTAACAGCCACAATCAGAATCGCAAAATTCTCAGATGATCTTACACAGTATAGATTTTTCCGCATCGTGCGCGGAGCACTGATCAACGGCACACCCTCCACAATATCAAGTATATGGTTCTCGGCAGTAGAGATCACCTTCAACGGGAAATTCGTGAATATCAAAGGGGAAATCATGCCGAAACAATACGTTTTAGTAGACCCAACAGAGCCAACCTACCAGCAGGCAATAGAGTTCACAATAAGCGACATAAGCCCGGTCAACACATTCACGTACGAAGGCACGGCCGGATGGAAAGCATACAAGTTCTACCCACCAGGAAGAACACCGGTATTCAGCCCAGGCAAAAAGCTCTTTACGATCCTTCAACAAAAATATTTGATTTTTGCAACCGAGAATGGATTCGACGGAACAGACAACAATATGTTTTTCTTTGTGGCTACAGACACCAGGGCAACGGATTACACATTCACAGACCTGCTATTCAACGGCAACGAACACACCGAAAGCAGACGCTTACTCTCGCGCGATGAAGCCAGCGTGATCACCGCAAACGGCGTAATCACAAACCCGATCCATAACCTTGGCTTCCTGGCTTCAACCGCCAGCCAGCCCACCAACACAGCCAATCCATACGTAGGAGCAAGATCATCAAAACTGCCTGTGCATTTGAAATACCGCACAGGCGACCATGCCACGTGTGCAGGCGACGGATCAGGACTCAACGAACTCGACAACCGGATCAACGTCATCGAAGTCTTGGACCTTGAGAGCACACCGGCATGGTATCAGATCATCGAATCGCTTGTCTGGTACGGAGGAACCGAGGGCGGAGCACTCCCCTCCACCATCGAAGCCGCCGCACCCTATACCCCACTCGCTACCGGAAACTTCGACGGGGTACTCTCCTCCAATGACAACAACCTTCAAGCCGCGATGGAGACCATCGACGACCACGAACACGGCGCAAACAGCGCAAATTCAAACATCTCGCCCACCACTGCCAATGTCTCGGCAGCGGTCAACACCCGTTATTTTGCCGACATATCAGGATTGACGGCAAGCAGGAATTTCATTGTCCCCGCTGGAGCAGTTGGAGACATCATTGAGCTGAACATAAAGACAGGCGACGATACCTATGCTCTGATCGTCATTGGGGATACTGGCATCACAATCAATGGGGGATCGTCTGCAACGGAGTGGAGCAGGCTTTTTATCACAGGCGAAACCATTCAACTCATTGCAGACACGACTTCGAATTGGATAGTGATGATAGATAAGCGCATCCCCTGCTTCGCGGAGATGGACAGGATAACCACAAGCATTACCACCAATACAGCCGGAACAAAAACAACCGTTGACTGGAATAACACCCCAAGAGACCGAGGAAATATTGCGGACTTGACTAACAACAGATTCAATATCCGACGCGCGGGACAATATGAAGTTTCCTTCCAATACCGACCCGCCAACGGTGTGACAGATCAGAAATATATATCCATAATCCTATTTGGAGGCGCAAGCGGAGCCACTGAATTTGGTTATGCCGTCAATCGAGTATCTGTCTCAGGATCGGCAGCAACCTTATGTGTTATTTCCAGCCGCCCGATAACGTGCGCGGTTGCAGATCAGATCGTCGCTCAATTTGCCACAGAAGAGGCGAATATTGGAATGTTGCGAAATGACGCCGGAGATCAATCTACAGGCGGAAGCTGGTACAGTATCAAAGAAGTGCTATGAAATAAAAAACTCCCATGAACTGTGACGATCATGGGAGCTAACCGGATCAGAACTCGCGTACTCCTCTCGTTTCGGCTCATCCTCATCCTTCCGCGTATCTGCCTGTGCGTGAAGCACGCAGACAGGTCAAATGGAAGTATACCTGCTTGCGAGTACGCAGGCAAGGACGATTATCTATTTGGGGTCAAGCAGTTCCAGAGCGGACTCGCTCTGCGGTGGGAGCACGATAACCCTGTGCTTCAAGCAGTTCCAAACCCAGAGCGCGCAAGCCGCCTGTCTGCGTGCCACGCACAGGCAGGCCCCCCGCCCCTCCCAAACCCTAACGAGCGCGCAAGATAAAGCAAGTGATTGACGACGGACTCTTCCATACTTCACTCGTCTCTGTATCTTGCCAACGTACCCTACCCATTGACCGACACTCCGCGCCTGCCTCCAAAAGCATGTTGATAAAAGACATCGTCGGAATAACGATCACAGATGAGTTACCTTTTTCCTTCTCGCAAATAGCCTTGCGGACAAATGCAGTCGGACCCGCACCGAACGCGCCGTCGCTACGACGAAAAGGCGGATTGACATAATTAGACTTTCCCCAAGGTATGGCCACACCATTGAAATCTTCCGGCCGTGGATAGGGACACGGATCAAAATCGAAATGAAACTCATCGTTCAATGCTTGATACATCGGGGAAGGCGTAAGCCAATATTTTTTATCCATGTGAAATCTCCTTGCGCGCAGAATATCACACAACTTTGAATTTGGCCATACCCAAAAAGGTTACAGTCGGCAACGAGTCCCGCACAGACCGGGGGAGCAAGAGCAGATACTTCGCTTCGGTAGTGCCTCCGCTCAGTTCCAGAGCAAAAACCCTCACGCCCTCAATCCACCGTGATCATTCTTATGAAACTTATAACAAGTAGAGCAATTGGAATGGTCACCAGCAGAAACCACCCAAAGCATGGAAAGCAAATCCTTCTGTTTCAAAATGTCCAATATCTCCATCCAACTACTATTTCCAACACCACGAATTGCATGATAAAAAGAAGTATCGAATTTCATGTGCAAAAGCAATTCCTCCACAGAATCTATACCGTGACGTGCCAAAGCGTTCCGAAGGCGCGGTTTCAAATCCAAATCCTTTATATCCATCACTTCCCGCCAGCCTTCTTCTGGATAGTTGCGCCAATGGCGCCATGCGACACCTTCTCGCTCCAAGCCATCTGAATCGCCACACTCAAAGCCTTGCCCAAACTCAAAGGCGAATACGGGGACAGCAGCGAACACAATTCCTCAAGTCGGGACTTGTCCTCAGCCGTCAACCAGACAGAGAGCCGGACCGGACGGGGAGCAACAGAGTATTTACCTTTTACTTCATCAGTTTTTTTCATGTGAGTATCTCCTTTGCGTACATCATAAGCGATTATCCTGCATTGTGTCAAGAAGCAAAAAAGCAGATGGTTGCGGACGTGCATCCGCAAGGCTCACATACAGCTCGCCAGTTCTCAAAAAGAGCATAAAAAGCAGACCTGCCTGTCGCGTTCGCGACGCAGACAGGTGGGCGGGACACCCGCACCCGGTTTTTAGAAAGAACACAACCCAATACAGTTTTTAGAAAGAGCACAACAGCCAAACATGACCTAGTATCTCGCCTGTTTTTTTGTGGTCGGAAGAACACCGACCCAAAAAATACCGCTCCAAAGCAAGAGCATTCCAAGATAAAACCAGCCCAAAGCCACAGTGCGACATGGGGTAGACCCCACTCGAACTAGTTACCCGGACGGGGGGACAAAAACCAATGACCGCAAGAAAAATTATATGGCTCCGCAAAAAATGCGCAAGCGGGCCAAAAGATACTACGAAGTGCATCGCAGTACTTTTGGCACACACTTGCCGCATTTTTTTGGCGTCGCATCGCAAAGCGTACCATTAGGCGGTCATGTTTTTTGAGCAAAGTACAAGGCAAACAACATTGCAAATACATTACAATCATTATATTTCGCTTGTATTCGCTTGCATTGTGTGCTACACTAATGCTATGAAAACATCAATCCAGCAAGCAGCATCCAGGTCCCTAATACACCAGGCAATCACGGCACCCACATCTGGCCAGGCGCAAATCCTGGCCCAGGCAGCCGCTACCCTAAACCCGTCAGTTGATCCCACCAAGGTCCAGGCAATCTGGCTCGCAAAATTCAGCCAACAAAAGAAAGGCAAATAACATGCAAGGTCGTTTCGAGCATTTCCTTCTAGTAATCGTAGTTCAGTTTTTGGCTTTATTGCCCATGCCAGTGGTGCCCCATGTCTAGCGTTTACTTCGGCGGGTCACGATCGCTCCCCCCCTCCCCCATCGTGGGCCAGGTCGTTTCTGCTGTGCTGGCTTCCGGCCAGTCCATCACTGTTGGTTGTGCCACTGGCGCAGATCAGCAGGTAATCCAGCATTTCATTTCTTCCGTTTGTCCCATGCTTCATTCCTGGTCGTTTTCGCAGCTTCAAGTCTATGCAGCCTTCGCTCAGTCCGGCAATGGTTCATGGTCAGGGTCAGCCGTCCGCCAGGTTCAGCAGTTCGCAAGCATGGGCGGTTCCGTGTCATGGCTGGCCGGTGGTGGTTTGCAGGTTCCCATGGTCGCCCGTCTCATGTCCCGCTCTGTTGCAGGTCTCGCAGGCGCATCAGCAGCCGTGTTCTTCTCCCCCGGCGTTGGCTCGCTCAAAGTCGCAGGTGTGGCAGTCGAGCGCGGCATTCCGGTTTTTGCTTTTTCAAATCCCATACCAGGCAGCCCGCGCGGTTGTGCCGGTTCCTGGGCCTCGGCTCAGTTCATGGGCTTCCCCTGCTGGCACTGGGCCAGCGCACAGCAATCACTTTTTTAGTCATCTTCCGCGAGGTGTTCTCGCGGTTCAATCAATAGGAGAAACCAGCAAATGACCCCGATCAATATCCCCCCCGAAGGCAAAGGCGCGATCAACTTACGCGGTAGATGTTTTGTGCAAGGCGCATACCGTGATTGTCTGGTGTTAGAAGCCAGCAGCCTTACAAAATCCGCAAAAGTCCAGGTGCGCGGCAGCTTGTTTATTACCGAAATCACATTCCAGAACATAGCCAACATTTCGCTTGTCTATGATGACGGAACAATCCTTCAATCATTTGGCGCACCGCGTGCAACAAACACGAACTCACTCGCGTTTATTCAATTCAGCCACCTGTCTACCGACACACAGGTAGAGGCGGAACAATGAAAACCTACTACGAACAGCGTTATTGTGACGAATGCGTCATAGTTCACTGGGTCGAAGTCACCCGAAGGCAGAAGCAAATTTGTCACGGAGAGACCTACTCCCCACACGGAGACCCAACCCACTACACACGCAGACTCGGACACGGAATCGAAGTGATCGAGAAATCTTATAACCTGCCTTTAGTGTGGCACTTGCCTGCAGAGCAAGCAGGGATGGCGCTCGACCTGTCTGCGCCTGCCTGTGTGACGGCAGACAGGTGCTCACAGGCAGAAGTCGCAGACCAAGCCGCAGGCATGGCGAAAGAGCCAGAGCGCGAGACGATAGACCAGGCGCAAGACTGGTAAAGGAAAACACAATGCTAAAAGATACAGACGGAAAACCCTATAAATTCCAGCCGCCAACGACGATCAATAAAAAACGCGTTGACTACTTGGAGGGAAGCATAACAACATGGGAAAAGAACTGGATAACAATGATTCCACTTGACGAGAACGACACCAGCATTTGGGAATTCTGCCTGGATGATGGAAAGATTATCAAGACCAAATAGCCAAAACCAAGAAACAGAAGAATCCAGCAAATGTTTTACTTCACCACATACAAAACCTACTTGAAACAAGAATTTTGGTTCACAGTGACAGAGCGTTTATCGGGCAAAGTGCGATACACCAGTTCGACTTACCCAACCGTCGAAGAAACCGAAATCATAGCGCGATCATGCGTCGCACACTACGAAGCAATAGCGCGCCGCGACGAACAAGATTACCTGTCTGCGTGCGAAGGTCTTTGACCTTCTTCGCACAGGCAGATCTAAATTCACTGAATGGAGAAACCAGCAAATGAACGCACAATATTTTGAAACATGCAACACACTCGAAGAAGCAAAGACGCTGTACAAGAGCCTAGCCAGAGCAAACCACCCGGACACTGGCGGAGACCTACGCACAATGCAGGAAATCAACGCCCAATATGCCGAATACTGCGCGAGTATCAGACGGACAAACTTTGCAACTCAACGAGCATGAAAGCCGCGAACATCTACGCACACCTCACTTACGACAATCTCGTAAATCTCGAAATCACGTTATCATTACGTGAAGCCCTCCAAATTTTGGAACTCTTGAAAGGAGAATCCAGCTAATGAACAGTTACGTTTATATCAAGTCAGAACCAGGTCTTTGGACAGTCGGATTTTATGACCCGTCCGGCCAATGGCACGCAGATAGCGATCACGCGCACAGCGAAGAAGCAGCCACACGCGTTCACTATCTCAACGGCGGCCTGCCTACCGAACCGCAGGCAGGCAACGATGACAACGGCGAAAGCACAGCCGACCTGTCTGCGCCTGTGGCGCCAACGGCGCCATGCAACGCACAGGCAGAGACCATCCGCAGAAACGCCGATGCAAAACGATGGAGCAAATAGCATGAACGCCCAACCAATCCAACCCGACACCCTATTAGATGATCTCCACCCGAAACGCTTCCTGCAAGTCTCGGACCTTCTCGAACGCTGGCAAGTACAGCAGATGACCGTCAGAGTCACACGCATGAACAAGGAAGAAACCGTACCCAATCCAAAAGACATCGACCCTCAGACCAACAAGCCGCGCATAGTATGGCAGCCTGTAATCTATTTCAAGATCAAAGGCAGACCGGACGAATGGCCGAGTGGTTATCTGCTAAGCGCGCAGATCGATGTACAAAGCCTGAAATCATCGACCGGGGCCAGGACATCCGGCGAAGTGATCGGGAAGAAGATAATCATTTTCGTAGGCGAGCACAGGAAGCAAGCCGTATTGAGGATCTCGCCGGTCCCGCCAGAGCCGGAGCCGGAAAAAAAATGAACGTAATAGAATTGTTTTTGTATCATCATCAGCGCGGATGTCCTGCAAATAAGGGCGGTAAGTGTGAATGTAAATTGTTTGCCGCTCGACGGGAACTGGAACGCTTACAAGCCATTGAAGCCGCCCAACTGCAGCGGACTGGCGATAACGTGTGTCCATTGTGTGGTCTTGATTGCGGCGATGCTTTGGTACATAAGAATTGTGCCGCCGCTAACCGCTGATACAAACCATTGGTGCTCACATTAATCCCCTGCCCCAGGAAGGCAGGGGATATTTTTTGCAAAAAAAATTTCCGAAACTCCGTTTCGGCACTTCGTGGCGGGACGGAGAGGGACTCCGGTTTGTTGCGCCAATGGCGCCATGGCGACACTGTTGGCTTTGCGTTTGAGTTTGGGAGCGCCTTAGCTCAGGCGCAAAACCTCATAATTCGGAGAGCCGCCTGCCTGAAGGCAGACAGGTCCAGGTCCCCCCAAGAGAAAAGGCACCTGCCTGGAGGCAGACAGGTCCGCTAAATCAGGAGAGCCAGGGCGTAGACGTGGCACGCGTGCCACACGCCCCTCCCCGATCGTAACCTGATGAGCGTCGCCGTGGCGCCCTGTCTGCGTGCGACGCACAGGCAGGCGTGGCGACATTTCCCGCCAAACCTTGACAGGAATTGCCCAACATGCTTATAATTCACACATGATCAAACAAGACCTATCCACAACCGAAGCAGCCGAAATACTCAAAGTCAGCAAGCGGACCATCCTCAACATGATCGAGCGCGGGAGTATCAATGCTCAGAAACTTGATCCGTCAGCTAAGAGCGTTTATCGCATCCCTCATACAGAGATCGAGCGCATACTTAGAGAACGAGCGAAGCCGAGAGATCAGCGATCGGGAAAATAATGAAACTGCAATGTTACTTTTCCTGCTGGTCATCGTCTGGTTAATTGCGCTTGCCTGCAATCACGCAAGCAGGCTGGAATTCGGCAACAAGTAAAAAGACCGCCCCCCGCACTAACGGAGGGCGATCAAGAGCCATCTTCGCAAAGGTAAGACCCTAAACTCCGTACCTTTACAACCGAAT